AATGTCTAGAGTATCTTTTTCAAAATCTACAAGTTCAGAACTTCTTTGTATTAAATATCTATGCGACCCAGTCTCTCCATCTGCCGGGATCTCGTAGAATAGAGCTTCATATAGATTGAAGAAGTCTTCGACTGTTGGATCAGCATCAGGCGGGGGAGGAACGAATGTAGAGAACTCTCTGTTTACTACTTTTCCGTACTTCTCTCGGTTGTAAACTGTTTTCCGGATTGGTAGATTATTAGCCATGTCTTATAACTTTAAAAATATTAGTATCACTAAGAATGGTAGTACTACTATCCAGAGTAGTCTTGATTAAGATACGATAATATCTCTCAGGTTGCAACCCGTTCATGTATATATCAAAATAATTTCCTTCAGAATCTCCACTAATCTGCGTATATGTTGTATCGAAAGGAATAACCATCTCTTCTGTATATTCATCTCTCAATCCCCAGTAAGATGCTTTTGGCAGGTATTTTTCCGTTAAATAAATAGAAGAAGTGGTAAATGTTCTGGTCGGGTATCTATCTCTTGCTGAGATTCTAAATCTTTGCTTTCCAATATCTGGGTAAGTTCCTCTATTATTTTTTACGTTTACAATCGGATTAGTAACGCTTACTATAGTATTAGATCCTGTTGTATAAGTAAAGTCGTTCCACTTTATATCGAGATAAGGTGGATAGAGGGTGTGAGTGTCTCTACTAAAATACTGTAGAAGTACGGAGGCTGTCTGAGAGAATTCTAATCCGTCTTCTAGTTTTATTAAGAATCCGTTATTTGAAATAGATCCGCTATAGTGCAGTTTAACAGCATTTGTTACATTGAACAGGGCATCATGAGAAGAGTTGATATCGTGGCTCTGTGTAACTGCTAGATCAATTCCATTAGAAGCCGTATACCAGTTTCCTCCTCCAAGAAATATCGATCCAGTTCTAAATGTAGAGCCTGAGGGTAATGTTTCAGTATTGATATTCCACCTATCTACCCGGTTTGCCTTCCTGTAGTACCATGAAGCTCCCGTTTCATTTGTTGCTCTATCCTCAAACTTTCCTGTACCATTTTGCCAGGATTCGTAAACTGGGTAGCATTCTAACGAATATGTCGTTGGAAGTTCGTAGGCTGTAGCTAGCTTTAAGTTAAGGCTTGCCGAAAAATTTGTATTCCCAATTGTGTTGTTAACGAGAGTCCTGATTTCCGAAGTAGGAAATGTTATCAGGCCACGATGAGTATGAGGAGATCCTTCAAAAGGAAAGCCTCCAACCTCAATCATTTCGTCCAGACCGTTGTTAGCGGTAGGGTACAGCGTTGAGATGAACGTGTCGTAGTCAGAAAATATTCTATATACTGCCATACTACAATGTGGTTATTCTACCCTCGATATCAGTCTCAGGAAATTTTACTTCAAAAATACATGGGTCAAGAGAAGGATAAACTACGTTTTCTTTAGTAGCTCCCGCAATATCGTAAGCGTACTGAGAATATCTTCCTCCGGCCTTGTTAGTTATCTCTATTTTTTTAACTGTCTGCACTCCTTTTACTCTATCCAGTAGAGTGTACACCCTAGATAGGTTGATAGGTTGGTTAATGCTCCATTTTCTGGTGTCAAAGTAGTTTCGTAGAGCAAGATTACATTCTAACAATACGTTTCTACCAATTGATCCGGGGAGGACTATAATATCATACTTGACTCCTATATTGACTACAAAAGCATCTCTAATATTAACAGCATCCGTAAGGACCATGTACTGAGAAATGTATGTTTTAAGGTTAGCTTTTAAGCTATCCGAAGCTGTCTCTAGTTTACCGTCTATATCGAATGCTAAAACATGCATCGAAAGAGAAAGGGGATTTGAGTCTAATACTCTATCGGTGCTTGAATTGGTATTTGATAGCTGGTCCTGGATTGTATACGTCTTGGCGATTGCCCCGTATCTAGGAGGAAGTGATAGAGCTCTTACATTAAAGTCCTCTACCGTTACTGTTCTTCCCTGCTCATTAAACGCCCTTATGGCATTCTGTCTTATTTCCTCAACAGTATCACCGTCTCTACCGCCTTGTGCCGGCTTTGGGTTATTGAATGCAAGGGTATTCTGATATGTAGTGTCCGTGGCAGAGATCGTAACAGCTCCATTAGTATTTACTGTATTCGAAGCTTCATTTGATGCAACTCCTCCGCCTACAAGGTACCTAATCGTAAGAGTGGTATTAGAAGGAGCAAGACCGTAGGTTCTCGAGAATAAAAAGTTAGAGGGATCGTAAGCATAATCTAATCTACTTATTCCCTGGTTAGTTCCCATTCCAACATTTCTAGGATCGGGTAAGAATGTAGAATCGTCGTTCTCAGAAACTCCGGCTCCAAACTGAATCTGTAGCGTTCCCGTTGAAGTAAATCTTGTTATAAATCTCTTAGGAACTTTTGTGAGCTGTAACAGCTTCGGCACTCTACCGGAATCTGAAGATCCATTATTCGTATCAAGGTATACACTGTCCTGCCCTAGGAAAGGAACTTCATACCATTCACCTCCTCCTGAATCTGTAATGTCCAAGATTCCGATAATATTATCTTCTTCAATATTAAGAGTTAGGAACCTCTCTGCGTTTCCGATAGTGCGGGTTATTGTTTTTATTTCACCAGAAAACGCCTTTACCTTTTTCTTTAACTGAAACTCAGCTGGATTGCCGTTAGAAATTCTTGATACCGTTATCTCTGTGGGATCGTATGAGCTGGAAAAAGCAAAGTTGATCGGTCGATCAATTATAAATGTGGTTTTATTCCCAGAAGAAGCTACTACGGTGGAGTTCTCAGCTATTGTTAGAGCTTGCGAGAAGTTTGGAGTAAAGTTAGGAGCATCGGCAACTACATTTTGCGTTACTTCCAGCTCAACCTCAGAAGCGGCTGTTACTTTTGGACGATAGCCCAACATGTACGCCATTGTATAAAGGTTAGCAGGATCCTTAGCATGCTGTACGAAGGTTTCCTGAACCTGTGTATCCTGGTAGAAAGAGAGTACGTCGCCAACGTAGGCAGCCATCTCCATAAACATCATACCGGGAGATGTTGGAGAGAAATCGTTATAGGTATCCGGGAAGTACGCTTTCGCATACTCCATAAGCTGATCTCTAAAATCAGCAAAGTTCCTATTAATATACTTTATGTCTCTCTGTTCGGCCATTATGTTTCAATGTTTATAATAAGCTCATCCTCTATATTCGTCTCAGCAATAGCGTAGCTCATAAAAAACTGTACTGTGTTTGTATCTGGGATACCCTCTAATGAGATACTTGTTGGAATTACTCTTGGAAAATAAAGTTCTAACGATCGCCTTATGGAATTGTTAACTTTTCGGACAGTACCTTCGTCTATATTTTCAAAAAGAAAATTTCTTAAGCCTGTACCAAAGGTAGGATTCATAAATCTTTCACCCTGGCCTGTAAGAAAAAAGTTAAGAAGATTTGCTCTAATAGCGTCCTTGGTCTGATAGGTAGAGTTAAAGACAGCCTTTCCAGAGAAAGGTAGGTCCACTCCTACAGCTTTCCTTGGTTGAAGGTCTAGCGGGTCTATTTTCTTTACCTCAAAAGCCATTATAGCATTCTGGATTTACTTTTTTGTTCTGCTTCTTTAAATACCGTAGCTGCTTTCTTTACAAAATCTAGGTTAGAAATGTCTAATCCTACCTTGGGTGCATTTTCTAAAGTAGGTTTAGGTCTTGGCATATCTACCATTCCTGTCATCATTGAACGAAAATCAGGAGCCTGTGCCATAGAAGACTCTGCAGTCATCACATTTCTATACTCCTCGTTAGTCATCGACTGTTTAGTCATATTAAGCATATCTGTAATAGGATTGCCTGTCGACTTAAACTCAGGTGTATAGGTAGTCTCACGGATTGACTGAGGCTTTGTTGCCAGCTCTTCCTGGATGGCTTCTTTTACAGCTTCTTTTATAAGCTTTTTTAATGCATCTATTTTCATACTAATAAATATCTACCTTATGGAAGTTGGTTATCTATTCTAAATTTTAGTTCTTGAATAAGAATATCTGTGGAAGAGCTGAATGAGCTTGGTCCTCTAAGTACAACTACTCCCTCCTTGTCTTTAGCAATTGCAAATCTACGAGGAGCTAATCCAAAATCTAGAGGATCCTCTGTTACTTCAAGAAAGTAATCCCTATAAGGTACAATGCCGCCCTCAGGAGCCTCTACATCTTTTAGATTTAGCCTATTATATAAGCCCTCTACTGCTTGCAACTGATTATCATCTAACGAGGATTTATTTAAATCGTCAAGTATATTCTGGATGTCTAGAAGGTTTTTTCTCAAA